ACACGTTTGGCAAGGTGCTAATAGGCTCTACGCATGGCGATACAGTTAAGGGTAAAGATATGTTGTCTATCATGGCAGCAGACAAGTCAGAGGATTGGGGAAGGTCTAAGTTTAGGTATTGGTACGTTGGTCACGTACACCACAAAGACGTTAAAGAGTATCACGGTGGTGTGGTTGAGTACTTTAGGACATTGGCAGCTAGAGATGCTTGGCATCAAGGACAAGGCTACAGAGCTGGTCGTGATATGTGCGCTATTATCTTACACAAAGAATATGGTGAGATAGAGCGACATACCTGCGACATTGGAATGATTGAAGGATAATATTATGGCTAATAAAATTGTTATTTATAGCTCTTATAATGATGATACTAATGAATCAAAAATTAAATGGGCTAAAAATTACTTATGTCTTACTAATGAAGAAAAATTAAAATGTCTTAATGACGTTATTTTTAACTTGCAGCATGAAATAAATATTATTTCGCATATCCAAGAATCTTCATAACATTGTCTAGTGATTCTTGATCAAAAACTTCACCTTGGTGTGACATCATCATAGATCTTCTTATGCCATGTTCAGTAGCACCTTTTGCTCTTTTTTCTGCAAATAGTTTTCTCCATAAAGCATCATCTGGAACTGATACAATATTTCCACTTGCATCCTCTATTCCTCCAAGTAACCCATTTTCTAATCTTGGTATGCTTGTACCATAACTAAAATGATTCATTGCTGGAGTAACTACTTTTCCAGATACGTCAGATTGAAATATTGTTTTTCCAGAAGCTCCAGTATATAAATCTGGCTCTGACATAATTATTCGTGTGTCTTCATAAGATGGAAATCCTAATTTTTTATATTTATCAAGACCCATTTTTTCAATTATTACTTTTCTTAAATTGCCTGCACTTGATGTGCTTGTGCCTTGCAATAATTCATTAGCAATATTTTCATCTGTTACACCAGAAAAATTCTTATATGGATATGTAACTTTAACTACACCAGTTTTTGGATTTTTAACGGTATGTGGAGTATTTTGTATTTCTATATTTAATTGTCTGATAGCATCTTTTGATGGATTTAGTTTTTTTAATTGCCCAATCATTCCTTGAGCTACATGATGTGAAAAATTAATTCCTTCTGGTGCTAATGATTGATACACACCAAGCACATCTTTACCTGTGTCAGCATATTTTTCAAAGTTATTAACTTTTGATTTAGCAGCACTTAACTCACTTCCCCATCCAATATTATTATCAAAGTTTTCTTTAATAAATGGGAATTTATTACCGCCTTGTCTTTCAACTTCCATTGGTAATTCTGTATATGGGTCTACTAATTTATTACCTGCAATTTGTTGCACTTTCCCACCAGTACGTGCCATATCCCCAGCGACTGGAACTAATATTTTATTTAATAAAATTTCTGGATTAATCCCTTTTCTTTCAACAAAAGTATAATGGTCTGGACTTACAACATCACCAGTACCACTATATTTAAGCGTTTCTCTAGTATTAAATGCAGGTATTTGCATACCTTTAGTAAACTTAGTTAAAGCTGATTTTTCTGCTGATGTTAATGAATCTAAAGTTCTATTTGGATATAAGATTTCATGATATGGAATGCCATTAATATTTGGTACAGCATACATATTCATATCTGGCACAATTTTACCAAGTACACCTGTACCTGTATCAACCTGCCTTAATGCCTCTTTACCTAAATACTTAGCACCTTTTACTACACCTTTTGCTGCTGTACCGGCAAAGGGGATTGCATTAATTGGATCTAATAATATGCTGGCTGCATCTTGTATTCTTTGATCACCTAGTGACATTGATTGATAGTTAGCAGGTGCTTGTGAAACAGTATAGTTTTGTTTTGGTTTAGGAGTAATAGGCTGAAACATTTTGACAAATGGATCGCTAGATGCTTCTGCACCAATAGCACGTACTGTATTAGGTACGTTAACGTATGCATTGTTTGCCATTTGACGTAACTGTGTGCCAAGGCTGCCTAAGATATCAACATTAGATAATGGATTAGGATTATAGTTAGAGCCATAGTTGACATTATCACTAGGCTTACGTTTATTGCCTAAGACTCTATCTAAATCTTCTTGTGTTATTGCCATAACTTATCCTTGTTTATTAAATAACGCTGCTTCGTCTTTACGTCTATTGTCTAAGCCTTTTAAGACCTTGCCACCAGCTTTGTTATACTTGAGAAGACTTTGTATAGCCGTAATTTTATCCCCACGCAAAAGCGCCTGACGGAGTGTTGACCGCTGAAATGTACCAAGACCAAGATTAAAGCAGAAGCTAAGAATAGCATCGTATTCATTCTGTGAAAGTCGTATAGGTAAATAACGGGCAAGCCCTCGTTCAAATCGTGCGACATCCTTAGCCAATAACTTGTCAACTTCTTCCTCACTCCATCTACGGTTGTCTTCAGGCTTTAAAGGGTACGCTTTACGAGTAGCCATACCTTCTATGCTTGATGGTATTTTAGCCTGTTCTGGATATAAAACACTACCAACACCAATAGTCCAGAGTTTAGCCGGACATTGGTATGGTTTGTATCTAACACCTTCATGGTGCTTCAACATTTTAATTAATTCTTTACTTGCCTTCACGATGCTTTTCCCATTGACGTGAGCCAAAGTAGAAACCAATTATACTAGATACGATAGCCATTTCGTCATCAGAAAATACTAAACCCATAGCCGTTGTAAACTCAACACCAGTATAGATAGCCCAGCCAAGACCTACTATGTCTACGAGAACTAACAAGCCAACAAAGGTAAATGCAATGTATGGACGAACTCTAGCGTTTAGATCAACAGTTGATTGCGATGCCTTGTCCATGATTTTCATGTCGTGAGCATATAGTGCTTCACGTTCTTGCGTATAAGTCTGCACTTCAATTTGGTCTAACTTAATAGCCTCAATCTTTTCTTGTGATACAAAGCCAGCAGCAGCCATAGCAGCTTCACGTTCTGTCTGCAAACGAGCCATATTCATTTCATGCTTTTGGTCACCTTTCTGTTGAAAGAAACCTAATAAACTTGGTAAGGCAGAAGAACCGATGCCTAATAGACCTGATATGATTGATAACATAATTAATTTCCTAGTGGGTTTGAGGTAGCACGTTTAAGTGCTTTAAGTTGTGATTCTATTCCTTCACGGGTAGCTTTCATCTCTTCACGCACACCTAGTAAAGATGCTGAAGTTTCACGCACGTTACCATTAGTAATAGCCTTGGCTTCATTAGCTGTACCAATAGCGTTAGATACCTTCTCTTGCATAGATACAAGCTGATTTGATGTAGTCACCATAGAATCTTTAACTACATTTACTGAGGCTTGTTGTGCAGATAATTGAACCTTTAATGCATTCACTTCTGCTCGTAACTCTGCATCGTCATAAGGCTTGGCTGCCTCAATTGCTTCAGTCGCAGCTATAACACGATTGTAAGTCGTTATCCCTACGTAACCTGTCCCACCTATCGCTGGCAAGATTATTGAAAGCGTCAGAAATATTGCTTTCGGTGATAAGTTGGAGTAAGACTCCTTGATTTCCTCTAAGCTCATACGGTAACTCCTGCTGGTATGCCAATGCATCGTTCAATTGAATCTCCTGAGTTTGCATCGGCTTGTTTAAAATCTCTAGGCTCATTACTAGCCCAAACCCTTGTACTAACGTCTTTCCTGCCGGCACTTGTACTGGCGAGGTATTCTGCGTATTCCCTTGCGAGGATGTCGTTGGCGCATTCACGGTTGGCGATGGCGGTGCTTCCGCTTTTGGTGTGTCTGCCTTTGGTGCTTCTGCCTTTGGTGTTTCCGGTGGTGGAGCTTCTGCTGGAGGCGGTGCTTCCGGTGGTGCATTTGTAGGGGATGCGGTAGCCATTTCTGGAGGAGGTTCTGGCGCAAGTGCAGGTGGCTGGGGTGCAGTTTCCATAGGTAGTGATAGCGGACTCGCTGGATTTACCGGACTGCTCATGTTTGTTGGATTTGTTTGACTCTTTACGCAAGCGTCTTGTGATTGAATCCAATCGCTCCATTGCGGTTCGCTGTATGGTGTAGAGCAGACAGAAATTCTGTTTTCTGTTATTGATCCAATGAAGCCATCTTGACATGAAAGAGTCCTAATTTGAGTAGATGTTAAACAGGTTGCTGGATTTGGTGTGCATGAATTTGACACAGTTGTCCATATGCCTTCCGTTGGTTGTCCATACGGGTCTGAGCAAGTATTCGTTTTTGTTTGCTGTATTGAGCCAGAGAAGTTTTGCGGACATACTAAGTTTTGACTTTCAACAGTTGTTTGACACGTTGGAGGAGCTGGCTGACACGAGTTTGAGATCTCAAACCATCCTGAGTCAACAGGGCTGCCGTATGGGTCTGGACAGTTTTGTTCTTTCTTGTACGTGACCGTGCCGATTTGGTTACTCCCACAACTTTGCCTTTCTTCTGTTTGTGCGCTGTAAGAACAGGTTGCTGGGTTTGGGCTACAATTGTTTGAGGTTGTAGTCCAAGCTGTGTAGCTAGATGTCTGGCATTGATAGGTTCTTGTTTGGTTGATTGAACCTGAGTGATTCGGTTCGCAAGCCAAACTTTGCACTTCCTCACGGTCTGAGCAGGTAGGTACTGGAGGTTGACCACACTCAGGTATGTTAGGATAAATCTGACACGCAAGTTGCTGACAAGCCTGCATAGTCGTACCTTGAGCAACCCCAAGGCTTGAGTACACGGGCATATTATTTTCCCAAGCATTTGCATAGCAGTATGCACTAGCATTATTGCTCTTTAGAATTAGGCAGAGGAGTAATAAGCACAAAATCCTTGCCATATATTGCCTCAAACCAATCTGGATGTAAATCATACCAAGCCTTTCTAGCTGCATCACCAATAGCACCGCCTACAGGACAAGGCGAACCAGACATCTCCATAGCAACCCAGTTTTCATGGTTAGCTGCACAGGCTAACGATACTGCTGCAACCTTTAAACCACTATCACTTAGGAACTTAGCCCAACGTAACTTAACACAGTTACTATCTGTTACCATCGTGCCACCGGCTACAGAAAATATCCCACCGTTGACAGCACCACTAATACCAATACTGCAAACGTCTTGACTGAAAGCCGACATTGAAGGAGCGACAGCAGAGGACACAGGTTGACCCTTATAATTAATTGTCGTTTCATCGGCATAAACTATAGTTACAAAGAATAAAGTAATAAAAAGTAATATATGTTTCATTATCCATCCAATTCTGGTCGTTCGTTTATCTGCATTGCCAAACCTGCTTCGTCTTCAAATATGCATACCTCAGATAGATCGTCTAAAAATATTACTAGCTCACCATCAAAGATAGCCACTTCTTCTATGGTCTTGCCGACCATATGTTGAAAGTAGTCTTGCATACCAAATAGTTTATGCACGGTCATAATTAATCCCAATCAAGTCACCGGAGTCTAGCAATTCATGCGTTAGCTCGTCTTCCGCTAAACAATTGTCACAGGTAGTTTCATCGCCCTGCTCATTAATAATAAATGCTTGCCGACACTTCTCGCATAATGCAATGCGATTAATCATGACTTGTTTCACTTTATTACCCAGCCATGTGCAGCAGCGTAGGCATACAGGAACATACCTAGAGCCACCGATGTTATACCACGTAATGTCCACTTACCAACCGTAGCAAATTGCTTGTCTAGCCACTCGGAAATAGCCTCTTTGAATGCTGCTTTGTGTAGTTCTTTTTGTTCTTCTGGAGTCATGCTATTGCCCTTCATTATTTATAAAACGTGGAGCTAACAGACCTAAATTTAATAAATCTTCGTCTGATAAACGTGGGATCATTTGATATGCATTTTCAATTTTACCGCCAGCATATCCTAGATTAGTATTAATTCTTGGTGATGCAATTCCAGCAAAATGAAGTGGGTTCTTCATAACATCTTTAGCTGTAATAAAGTTTGGAAACCATGATGCCTCTTGACCAATACGTCTTGCATTGGCAGCAGTCATACCAGATTGAGTAGCTTGTACATTTTGTGGCAATACTAATGTAGCATCACTTGGGAATGACATATTATATCTTCCACCTATTTGAGCTACCTTTTGTTCGGCTTCCTGTGCTTTTTTTGCTACATCCCAAACACCGCCAGCTTGTTTGCTCATACTAGTTGCTTTTGATACATCTGCTTTATTGGCTTCTGGAAAAAATGCTTTAAAGTAATTAGCAATACCACTTTTAGCTTTGGCAATTTCATCTGCTGACAAGCCTTCAACCTTACCTAAACTCCATTCTTTTACATATAATGGATTTTTAGATCTAGCTACCTCATAACCACCTTTCATGCTAGCAGGGGCAAGTTCGCTAGCAATTGTTTTAATGGCTGATATTGGCATATTTGCTACTTTAGCTGCTCTAGAACCAATATTAGATGCTAATTTACCAGACGGAAGTTGCGTAACTCCACTAACAGGATAAACTTCTGGTGCAATACCTGCTAAACCTGATTGATTATATATCTGACCAACTTTACCTAGCAAAGTACCTGCTGGTCTTTCACCGCCATATACTAAGTCTTGCATAGTACCAAACTTACCACCTGATACTATTTTAGCAGCCTTGCTCAATAAGTCATTGTTAGGCATAGCTCTAGGTGCGTTAACATCAACTGGAGAAGGTAAAGTATCAAACGATGATTTAGGTTTAGGTACGTCTTCCCATGCTAATTCAGATGCAGGAACTGACTCCCACTCACCATATGTTTTATCAGACATATTTTTTCCTTCTCTTTGTTTGATCAGGGCTATATTCCCAAATATAAATACCTTTTTCATCTTTCAATTGCTGATTTGCAGCAGGTGCAGCAGGGGAAGTAGCTTTACTTTCCAATGGTGGAAATAATGATAATGTACGTTTTGATAAGCCTTGTCTAAATTCAGATGCAGGTCTATTTGTTCCTGTTTCCCATTGCAACTCAAGACTTTGTAATTGTCCAGCCATTAATTTTTTGTAATAATCAATTGATTGAAGTAATTGCTCTGGTGAGTTGCTTGCCATAATAGATGCCTCAACTTCTAGGCGATCACCTAAAGCACCAGCAGAACCAGTTGTTGCCTTAACAATTTCACCTGCAACAATTTTCTTAACTGCATCAAATGACGTTGGAGCAGGTACACCAAGTTCTTTATTAACCCTATTGGCAATAGAGTTAAATATACGAATATCACCATTTTTAAGAGCTAAACCAGCCTCTTCTAATGTAAACAAGTGATCTGTAGCAGTATTCATTGAGCGTTTAGTTCTACCCTCAATACCACCAGCAAATGTTTTCATTGCCTGTTGCTCTGCTGCACGATTTTGTTTATTTTGAAAAACAGCAGTTGCAGCTTCTTCTGGAGTTTTGCCAGAGTTCATTAATGAAGCTATGTTCATTATGTTAGCTTTTGCTAGTGCAGCATTTTTACCACCACCTAATGGAGGTAATGTGCCAGTTTTTAAATATAATGCAGCAGCCATAGCTTGAGCATCTTTATTTAAGAAATCTACAGCACCTTCACCAGCAGCTTCAGGTTTCCATGCAGCGCCTGTGGCAATTGCAACCCAACCTTTATCTGCACCTTGATATTCTTGCGTAATCTTTTTATCACCACTTTGAAATTCACGAGTATCACCAACTTTAAAAGTTTTAGCTTCAGGTGCTAAAGTGCCTTCAATTAAATCAATTTTATTTGTAGTTAAATCACGTTGATATACTTGACCACGATTTGTTGGTAAGTTCATTGCTGCAACTTTTTCTGGAGTTAAAATTTCAGTCCCAGCTTTTGCTTTAGTAGCATAAGTTAAATAGTCTTTAATATCCAAAGCGCCTGATTTTAATCCCTCTTCAATCATTTTATTTGGATCGTAATATTTTTCTTCAGTAACTACTGGAGCAGGAAGTTGAGTTTGGAAGTTTGGAACTTCTGCACCGGCAATAGGAGCTACAGGGACTTGCTCAGTAGGTTGCATAACAACTTCACGAGTTGCATTAGGTTGACCAATTCCGGCTCTAAATGCATCTTGTGCTGCTTGTTGTTTTTGTTGACGTTGCATCTCAGTAATCTTTTGCTGAGTTTGCCAGTCTTGTAAAGCAGTATCATAGACACCTTGTGCGCCTGTCATACCTGCCTGTAGTGACTGACCAATGATACGACCAAGCCCTAAATTTTGATTCTTAGGCGCTGCTAGATAGCCTAAAACAGCATTGGCGATACCAGTAGTTGCTGCACGACCTTTTAATTTGTCTACAGCCTCCTGACCAAGTAATCCACCCATATACTCTGGTGGTGTTGTACCAAATCCACTTAAATAATCTAATAATCCGTTTGCCATAATTTATCCTAACAAGCTAAAATTTGTTTCTCTGCGTTTAGGCAATGTGTAGCCATATTTTCGCAATTCATCATAAATATCACCAGTAGGAGCTTGACCAACTTTAATGCTACCACTAGGTGCTGATTGTAATGGTGTTGGTTGATACATAGAAGCTACTTGTGCTGCACCTTTAAGATTATCAATTGTTGCTAAATCTTTTATGTTGCCAAACATAGTATCAAAAGTTCCGGCTGCTGGTACACCTGAGTTTAATGCCGTTAAGCCTCCTGCACTAGGAGCATTGGAAAACATAGCAGGGGCAAATGATGATGCTTCTGTTGCTATTGGTGCACCAGTTATAGGATTAAACGAGTTAGCCATGCCAATCTCTGCGCTGTATGGAATCATAGTATTAGCAGCTAATGAACCTTCAGCAATCGTAGGAACTGCTAAACTTGCACCAGTACCGGCAGAACCTGTAGCGCCCAATAATCCACTAGCACCTTGTGAACTAGTAACACCACCAGCAGCACCGCCAATACCACCAGCAGCATTCATTAATCCACCACCAACACCGCCCATTGCACCACCTAAAGCAGCACCTTTAAGAATGCCACCAAGACCTTTGCCTTGCAGTAATTTTGTACCGCCACCTACGGCAGCGCCTATCATCATCGGAACGGCTAATTGACCCATACTAAGCTCCCTTTACCTTGCCAACAACGTAACAGATAGGCTCTATAATTGCACGATAGATACGACCTAGTGGATCACGCTTCTTACCACGCATCTCTTTCCACAAGTCAGCAGTACGGTGACGAGCAATATGCTCTGCAACACGTTTTACAGCGTTTCTAAGCGCATTTGGTGTACCGTTGAAGGCATAGGCTACGACAGGTAAGAATAATGTGTGATAGCCCTTCTCAATGGTCTTAGCATTCTTCATGTTAGCAGAATGTTGTAACCAAACAGCTTGACGGAATGAACCAAAGCCATAAGCCTCATTCATTGCGGTACATACTATTTTACCACTACTACCGCTACTTGTAGTGCTAGAACCTTGAGGTGTACCAGATAAATATTGAGCGTATTGATTAAGTTTAGCAGTAGGCAAGTTCTCGTTGTAGTTGAAACGATTAATGTCTGCCTGTAGTGCTGTGTTGGCATAGTCTTCTTGCGCTTGACCAGTTTTAAGTAATTGATTGATGTCTGTGTAATCAGCGTTAGCCAATGCAGGTGCGCCCATTGCAGCAGCTTCTTGTCTACCACGTTCAGCAGCATAGTTTTGATAAGCTAAATCACCATACTTGTTAGCCAATGTGTTTGATAAAGTATTAGCAGCACGGTTTTGAATATCAGCACTTACACCAGAGCCATAACGACCAGCCATTGATGCGCCACCTTGGGCAGCTTTAATTGCATCCATGTAGGTTTGTGTTGCACCTTGTGATGCACCGGCTAGGGCTTGGTTAAAGTATGGGTTATTTTGTAGGTATTGACCGCTAATTACATCTTGTTGTTGTTGCTGTGCTGCCGGTAATAATGGATTGCCTGCCATAGCACGATTGCCTGCTGCCGTTAAAGCTGCTTGAGTATTGGCTGAAGGATCTACATAAGTTTGACCTTGGTAATAACGAGGACTAGCACCGCCATAAAGATTTTTTGCTTCTTGTAGACCAAACTCAACATATGGCTTTAATGTTGGATCAATGGTGGTTTTAGATGTCTGTGTCTGACCACCGCCACCACCGCCTTCTAAAGTCATGCGTTTGCCTACTGGTTTGAATGCTAACTCTGGCAACATATCTAAGTGATTGTATTTCATGTAATGCTCCTAAATGCTTAATTCCCAATTTCTTGGTCTGAATCCTAGTTGTTTTGCTCTCGTTTCCCATCCACTTCTCATAGAAGAAAACGTCACTTTTTTGCAGTTGCCTTGTTTAGCAATGCTCTTGGCAAACTCAAGTCCAAAGGATAAATCATCAGGGTTGCTTGAATCTAACCATGCTGCCCAAATGTGCATCTCTACACCGTTAGGCTGTAATACAATAAAACCTTTCTTTTCTGGCAATATCCATAACATAGAGCGTTGCTCGTAGCAGTCGCAATATATGTCTTCTGCAAGCCATTCTGAATGACCTTTAGCACGAACCTTCTCAAGACCCATACGAACCCACCACCAGCAATGTCTTAGTTCGTTAGGCTGTACATATGAGAAGTCCATTATGCAATCACCACATATTGGTAAGTTAAATCAGTAATGCTTGATGATGGATGTGCAATTACAGCCGAACCCTTAGACCTTGATATAACATATGGCGAATTAAATATATTAGTTGTAAAGCCATCAGACGATACATAATTCATAGTAACAATAGCACTAGGTGTAGTTGGTCGTGTCGGGCTAGTCTGTGCTGCTTTGGCATCAATAGTAACTAACACGTTAGTAGTAGACCACATAATCTGTATGTAATCATCTTTTGCTAAGTCTATAAAAAAGTTCATTGCAGCAATAACATGGTATGGGTCAGTAGCATTCTTACGTGGTGCTAAACCAAATGCGCTATTAGATTTAGGTATATCAGTACCATTTTTTCTAAACCAAATACTTACGTCTTGTGTAGCATTATCTATGTTAGATAACTGCAAACTAAACTGTACGTTATATAGACCAGAGTAAGCTACTTTTAATTGTGACCCACTTACTACAGTTATGCCATTTTCGGAATCAATAGTATTTAATGTAATAGGATAGGCAGTCGTTGTATTTGCTGCTGATTGGTCTGTATCATCTTGCCATGCGCCATAAGGTAATGCAATATTAGATGCACTAGCCGTAGTTGGAGCAAATAATATAACTGAGTCATAACCAATACGCTCATCATACAAAGTCGTAGTAGTTGTGCCGGTTGCTAGTGTTATTGTACCAGTATTGTTAGACTTACCTTCAACCAAATTGTTTACTACCTCGGATATTTCACGAGGTGTAGAACCTGATGGGTTGAGCTTACGATACATTATCTAGTCCCTTGTGGCGATACATCAATATCAATACCAATGGCATTAGACCAATTGCTACCAGTAGGAATTACTGATAAGCGATGGTATTTACCACTACTGCGTAATGATACACGATTTTCA